GGCTCAAAAGAATTAAGAGTGGATTACAAGGATACAGACCGTAATTATTTACTTGAAGAAAATAAATTGATTGAGTATTTCAAAGAGAAATACCCACATCAGGAATTTTTTATTTTAGGAGAATAAATGGAAATTAAGTTGGATATAAATGAACATTTTAAGGGATTTATATCTGAAGATAAATCGGACATATATTTGCTGATTGGAAGCTATGGAAGTGGCAAAAGCTACAATGTGGCAACTAGACTTATTATAGATAGTTTCAAGGGAAAAAGAAAAATACTAGGAATAAGGAAAGTTTATAGAGATATAAGAGACAGCGTATTTACTGATTTAGTTGATGTTATAACCGAACTTGAATTAGAAAATTATTTTAATATAAGGACTGGTCGTTTAGAAATAGAAAATAAAATGACCGGGACTAAATTTATTTTCAGGGGATTAGATGAAGTAGGAAGATTGAAGTCCATAAAAGGAATTACTGACATATGGATAGAAGAAGCTAATCAGTGCAACAGAAACGATTTCAAACAACTTAGATATAGATTGAGAACTCCGGGAGTGAAAATGCACATGTACTTAAGTACGAATCCGGCAGAGCCTGACAGTGCTTCAAACTGGACTTACTGGTTTCTGACAGAATATGCAGGAGTATCTGAAGAAACATTATATGAAAAAAGGGAATTCATAAAAAAGATAGAAGATACTGAAACAGGATATGTGCAAAGGATATACATCAATCATTCAACTTATAAAGAAAATAAGTTTCTTCCACCTAGTGCGGTTGCGGAATTAAATATGGAAAAGGATCCTTATTTAGTAGCAATAGCACAACAAGGAAGATTTGGTTATCATGGAGAGTTTGTTTATAACAATATTGAAAAAGAAAGCAATGAATATGTGGACGAACAGGTGGCAAGACTAGGGATTGAATGGCATGTTGCGGGAATGGACTTTGGATTTAAAGTTTCTTACACCGCTGTTGTAAGAGCCGCAATAGACTACGAGAACAATATTCTTTATATCTACGATGAATTTTACAACAAAGGATTAACAAATCCACAAATAATACAGGAAGATTTTCTTTATGACATAGCTGAAGAGGGTATTGTAATATATGCGGATTATGCAGAGCCTAAAACTATACAAGAATTCAAAGCAAATGGAATACTCATGGCAAAGGCAGATAAAATGGTAGGAAATCCATTGGGTAGGATTGGAAAAGTGCAATCATTCAACAGAATTGTGATAGCACAGCGGTGTGAGAACACATATAGAGAACTAAAAAACTTGAAATTTCAAAAGGACGAGAACGGAGTAATAATAGTGGGAGATAAGAAGAAAATGTTTAACTTCGACGCTCACACTAAAGATGCACTTGATTATGCTCTTTCACGATACAGACCAAGAGATTTAAAAACAAGATACAAAAGTAAGATATAAGGGGGTGAACATGTTTAAATTTTTTAGAAAAAAGGAACAAGGCACAACAATTAAAAACTTTAATGACTTGTTGAATTATGTGAAAGCTTTTAATATTTCTCCTTATACTGTCAATGTACAAAGAATGTTGAATCAAATCCCTGAAAATCCTTTCATAAGCTCGGCACTTGAAAGAATGCAGCAAGGATTTTACTCAATAGACTGGAGTGTTTACGAAGAAAATATGGAAGGAAAAAACGAAAAAAAGGACAATATAGTTTATAGGAGCTTGATTAATCCTAACGCTTTGATGGATACAGATGACTTTTTATATTATTGTTATCTTTACTGGACTATTTTTGGAGAATTCCTTATTCAAAAAATAAAACTTTACAACAAATATGATTTGTGGATATACAGTCCGGCTGAATATACCATAAATTACAATAATAACAATATACTTTTTGGGATACAGAGCATTGACTTATCAAATGGAAAGAAAATTTCAGGAAAAGAACTTGAAAACTTCTGTTATAAGAAAATGCCAAATCTTTATTCAAAAGGTAATGGAATAAATAGAGTGACTTCACTTGCATTGTTACATGACTATTACTGTTTAATAAGCAGATGGAATAACAGTATACTGAAAAACAGTGGGAAAAGGCAATTTTTAATATTGTTAGACCAGTTAGGGACTGGAGAAACAATAGAAAAAATACAGGACAGAATAAGCGAGAACAGTGGAGCGGATGGAATAGGGAAACCGATTATTTTAAGTGGATTTGACGAGAAATCAAAAATACATAATCTTGACTTTACTCCACGAGATTTTGACTTTATAGAAGCAACAGTGGAAATAAGAAATATCACTTCAAACGTTCTGAATGTTCCTGATTTGCTTATTGGTGGAAAAGATAATGCCAAATACAACAACATGCAGGAGGCAAAGAAAGCACTCTATACTGAGAACATTATTCCTGCAGCTGAACAAATAAAGTCGTGTATAAACAGATTATTTCAAAAAGATTTCGGGCATAATGAACTGATTGACTTTGACACTTCAAAAATAGAAGTATTGAAAGACAATAAGATTGAACTGATAAATACATTGAATGCTTCAGAATTTCATACTGTAAACGAAAAAAGAAAAATGCTTAATTTAGACAGTATAAACGGAGCGGACGAAATATTGATAAAAGGAATGCCAAGCACTTTAACGGATATATTGAATGGCGAAGTGGAGCCGATTGATAACAATCCAAGTGAGGACGATATTTAATGACAAAAAAAGAAAAGAAACAAATGGAGAAACAAGCCGAAGCATTAAAAAAAGCAAGAGGAAAAGCAACAAAGGTTGTAAAAAAAAAATTAGACTCAAACTTTAATGATTTATCAAATAGTGTTGATGTAATAAATGAAGAAATAATAATTGATTTTTCAACTTTCAGAAACAACTTAAATAAAACATTACTGCTCACTCATAGAGTTTCGACTAAGGCTGTAATAGATGTAGTGGATGAAATGTATGAAGTGAGGGAAAAAGTAAAGTATTTTAAAGATATAGAAGATAAAAGGCTAAATGATTTTAACGCTAAAAAAGCCGCAGAAAAAGTACAAAAAATAGATGAAGTTACAAAAAATAAAATAAATAAAATCATTTCTGAAAGGCAGGCAAGTGGAACAAATGCGAAACAAATAGCCAAGGAGGTCAGGGAAAATGTAAAAGAAATGACAAAGAGTAGGACTTTAACAATTGCAAGGACAGAAACGGCTAAGGCAAGTGGATATTCTATGCACGAACTAGCTAAAGAGACACTTGTAAATACTAAAGTATGGATGCATTCAGGTGGTGGTGCAACGGACAGAAAATCACATTTAGATATGAATGGCGAAGAAAGAAAAATAGATGAAGCATTTTCAAACGGTCTGATGTATGCACATGATCCTGATGCGGAAGCTGGAGATGTAATAAATTGTTATTGTGTCACAACATATAAATTTAAAGTGTGAGAGGAGGAAAAATGTCAAAACATTTATTTGAAAAAAGTATTGGAAATACAATAACTAAATCTGACACTGAAAATGGAACATTTGAAGGTGTTCTGATAAAAGGTAGTGTTATTGATAGTTATGGAGATTATTTTTCAGAAGAAGCAATAAATAATTTCAAAACCAAAAACAATTCGAATACAATTTTCTTATTACATCAGCACAATAAAAGTGCTGAAATAGGAACAATGGAAATATATGCTGAAAACGGAGATTTGAAATTTAAAGCAAAATTAGATTTATCAAAGGACGATAATGGTAATTTTATAAATAAGGAAGCCGCAAAAGTCTATTCATTAATGAAACAAGGAGCACAGTATGATATGAGTGTTGGTGGTAGATTTTTAAAGGCTGAATTTGGGTATATAGATACTGATAAAGGTCAAACAACGGCTTACATAATAAAAGAATTTGAAGCATGGGAAGGTTCGACTGTAATAAAGGGTTCTGTTCCCGGATCAACAGTAGAGAGTTTTAAAAATTTTAATGAAAATAAGGAGGGCAATATGCCAATGGATATGACAAAACAATTTGAAGATTACAAAGAAGAGGTTCAAAAAATAATCAATGGACTACAGGAAGGAATAAAAAAAGAAGATGTTTCAGAAGAAATAAAAAAATCTGTTGAAACAATGACAGCTGATTTTCAGAAAAAAATAGATGAATATAATGAAGCATTCGTAAAAAAAATAGATGACAAACTAAATGAATTTTCAAGAGAATATGCAGGAATACAGGAAACAAAAAAAGAACTAACTGAAGCTGATCTAGAAAAATCAATATGGGAATTCATGAAAGAAACAAATAGTGATAAAGGATACACAATAAAATCTTTTTCTCAATTCTTAGAAAAAAGAGAAGAAATGGCAAAATCTACAGGAACAACTAATGTTCCACAGGCAATATTGCCATTGTTAAGCAGAACAATTTTAAGAAGAGCTCAGGACACTAAAAATATATGGGCTTATGTTTCAAAATTTTCCATGACTGAAATGTCTACAAAAATACCAAGAGAGCTGTTAGGAACAACAGAAGTTAAATTTATAGGAGAAACAGCAACAAGATCTGAAACTGCTATAAGCTTACTTGACCAAGTAGAATTAGAACTACACCAAATATATGCTTTACCAATATTCACTAACAAAATGTTAGCAGGAGATGTTGTAGGATTTGTAGCATTGGTGCTTGAAAGAGTTGCAGAAAATTTTGTTAAAAAGATATCTGAAAAAATATTATTTGGAAGTGGAACTGCAGAGCCTTACGGAATATTAACAAATGCACAAGTTACGGCTAATGCTTTGACATTTGCTGCAGCTGGTAAAGTGGATTATGACACAATAATAGATGCAAAATATGACTTAAAAGAAGATTATGTTTCAAAAGCTGTAATAATCATGAACAGAAAAACAGCAAAGGAATTCTTTAAATTAAAAGATAATAATGGAAATCCAATATTTGAAGAAGCTTACAAAAATGGAAAACAGGATTCTCTGTCAGCTCTGCCAGTTGTTTATGACGACACATTGCCAGCATTCAAAAGTGCAAATGTAGGAGATGTAGTCGTGTTAGTAGCAGATATGTCAAGATATTTAGGGGTAACTCATACTGACTACAACATAAGAATTAAAGATGATATCACACAAAAAGGATTTACCGGATATTACTTTGAAACAATGGTAGGTGGAAATGTGTTATTGCCTGAGGCATTTGTTCCTGTTAAAAAGAAATAGGTGGTTGCATGAAAGCAATAATAACTGTCGAACAATATGAAAGGCTTACTAATCAGAAACTGGAAGAAAGTAAAAAAGAATTTGCAAAAGTTCTTATAAATGTTGTTTCAGATATGATTGAAAGTCACATAGGATACGACTTAGAAAAGCAAGATAGAACTGAAATAATACAGAAAAACATTAAAATTAATAGGTTTTGGGTTAAATACCCACCTATTAATTCTGTTATTTCTGTTTCTATAAATGAAAAAGTTGTGAAAATAGAGGACTATATCAACACAACTAAAAAGATAGAATTAACGGATTATTTTTGTTCAGGTTGTAATAACTGTACTTTTACTAAAGAAGATAAGATAGTGCTTAAATACAATTCCGGATTTACATTCGGAGACAACGGAGATGTTCCGTATGACTTGCAATATTACGTGGCAATGATGATAAGAGATTTAATTTTATTGCAAGAAGATCCTGACATGCAAAAATACAGTAATTATAAAATTAATGATATTGCATACACATATAAAGATAATCGTATTTTTAACACATTTATCATACCGATACTGAAAGGACTACTGATGTAATGGGAATATCAATTGAATTTAAGCTTGACGAATATAACAAGGCAAAAGAAGTGTTTGAATATTTGACAAGTCATAAGCTGAAAATAGGATTTACAGGAAGTGAAAGTGGAGCAAAGGGAACTAAAGTTTCTGAATATGCTTTTTATGTAGAATTTGGAAGAGGAAAAGGTAATGTTCCAAGACCTTTTTTTTCAAATGCTACTAAGGACATAGAAGACTATTTAGATACAACACTGAAATCACTTGTAATGGAAGCAATAAAGAGTGGTGCGAGTGGAGAAACAGTGCTAAATACAATAGGTGTTGAAACAGTCAGATTAATTCAGGAGAGCATTTTAAAAGGTGGCTTTGCTGCAAACAAAGAAAGCACTTTAAAAAGAAAAAAAGGAACTAAACCACTTATTGATACAGGAACAATGCTTAATTCAGTAAAATTTGAAATAGAGTAGGTGAATTATGGATAATGTGAAAATTCCTGAAAGATTTTTTAAGGAATTAAAAATAAAAAACAGCGTTCCTCGTTGGGAAGATGGTGAAAGAATAGTAGAGGGAAAAGACATTACTTTCAAGGGAGCATTATTTGACTTAAGTCATTCAGATTACATTAAATTTCAGTCACAGGAGACAACTTTGGGTTTTGAAGATAGAAAATTATATGTGAAAGAAAATGTTGAAATAGACTTGAAAATGGAAGTCATAGACCATTTAGGAAATAAATTCAGGGTTGTAGGAAAAGAAGACTATAGGCAGAATGGACATGCTAACTTGATAATCTGCTATTTAGAGAGGTTAAAAGATGGAATTGATAGAGAAGTTTAGGAAACTGTTAAATGGTTTCAGCAACAAAAAATGGCAAATTATAGCCGGAGAAATGCTTGCAGAAACTCCAAATTATCCATTTGTTGAAATGTTTGTTATTAATTTAACTCCTGATTTTCACAATCAGAGTGTTGAAGTTTTGAAAAAAGAAAATGGAATGTTAACAGAACAGAATATAAAGACTTACAACTCAACACTACAATTTAATTGTAGACATAAAACCATGATGGAAGCTGTAGAACTGGCAAATAATTTATTCAGAATTATCAATTTTGAAAAAAGGAACATGATTAATAATAATGGCTTTGGAATAAAACGGATGTCTTTTATTAGAAATTTGAATTTTATTGAAGCTGGAAAATGGAGTTACTGTTATTCCTTCGATGTTGAAATTTCCTTTGATGTCATAGAAGAAAGAGAAGTTGAAACCATTGAAACAGTAAAAACGAAAATAAATAATAAACAGGAGGTCACAATAAATGAGTAATATATTAAGTCAAAACATCAACGATGTGAAGCTTACAATAATCAGGGAATATATAGGCAACTATAATGTAGATTTAGGTGTGCATAGATTAGTTACTGTAGAAAAAAATATTCCTCTTACAAAATTAGAGCCTAATACGGCACTGGAATATATGACAACTCCAACCGCAAAAGGGGGATTAGGATTGTCAAGCACAGATAATATCTATAAAATGGTCGAATTATTTCTTTCACAGACAATAGAAAGTGGAGGAACAACTATAAAAGGAGACCATTTTTGGATACAAGGAATACAATTTAATCCAAGTTCGGATGACTTGACTGTAGCATTTACCGACAAACTGGAAAATACAAAAGAGGATGCCGATAATTATTTCTGGATATTTGATTTGCAACATGCAAAATTCAATGAATGGCTAAGTTTGTTTCTGAACAGAAATTACAATTTCGCATTAATTGAAAAGAAAGAAAATACAGTGGGAGATTTAGAAAAATCAGACAGAATATTTGCAATAGCAAATCCTAAAGTGGATGTCAGAACAGATAAATCAAATACTCTTGAATTTTTAAATCCTAAAGGTGGAGTTGCTGCTGCATTAGGTGGAGGAATTTTCACAAGATTAGCAACTGCAGGATTTGGAATGAGAGTAAAGCATAAAACATTGCAAGGGATAAGAACTTATAATACAGCTTTATTTGAACATAATGTGCCGCTTACAAATGTGGAACTGAACACTTACAAAAGCAAAAATGTTGCTACTTATGAAAATGCTTGGGGTGCTGGAATGGTGTCGTTATCAAAAACAATTGGCGGAGATATCTATGCAGATGAAAGAATAGGGTTGGATTACATTATATTTGTAATAACAGGCTCAATTCATAAGCTTTTCAATCAACAGATAGGAGTTCCTTACGATGATGGAGGAATTAATGTTATTGAGAATAAGTTAAATGATTGCATGGTGCAAGTAGGAGACGAAGGTTGGCTTGCAAGAAGAAGTGCAAAGGCAAGAGACTATTCATTTAAAATAACTGTTCCTGAAAGAGCTTCAATTCCGAATCAAAAAATAGTGGACAGAATTTTGGATGACACAAAAGTAGACTTTACTCTTGCAGGACAAATTGAAAATTTAAATGCAACTTTGAACTGGAAAACAACATTAGTCTAAAAAATCGTTTTTAAGCGTTTTTAAGTAATCAGACAAGGAAAATATCAAAGAAATAAAATAAATCAAATGTACCCCTTAAATTTTTAATATTTAGGGGGTAAGAAAGGGAATTAATAATGAAAGATTTAAGAAAAGTTAGTCTTGTTTTGACAAGTCCGAGCGGAAGAACTAGAAATATAATAGGTGTATCTGTGAATCCTTCACAGGTCAATCAAAACTTCACACTTTCAGATCCTGACATGAACGGAGAACATGTCACAATAATGAACGGGTCAACGGCTACTACTTATGAAGTGGTTGTTAGACAGAATAGTGGGAATTTTACATTTTTAAATAATTTTGTACAGGATTGCATGGATGAAGGTGGAACAGGAACAGGACTTTTTAAAAATACTTCTGTCAAAGGAAAGCCCGAAACACATGTTCTAGTTGGAGTTACAATCCAAAAAAAGGAAAGTGGACAACATGATAATTCAAATGTGGATGCGACATTTACAGTACAGGCAGAATCAGTAAGAAGAGATAATTTATAGGAGGAATAGGAAATGCCAAAATTAAGATTAAAAAACATATATGCTAAAGATGAAACAGGGAAAGGCTATAAAATTTATGAAGAGCTGGAAATAGAATATCAGGATAATGGAGACGATGAAAAACTTGCTAAAATTGTGAATAGTCATATAGAAGGTAATGCGGACCGGCTGGACACATACGATGCCTTGGCAGAAGATATGATAATCTCTCCCGAAGGAGCTAGAAGTCATAAGTTTTTCGGAAAAAATGCAGCTGCAGCAGTAGGAGTTATACTTCCTTTTTTGCTGAAATATGGCAACGAAGATATGATAGATGCCAACAAAAAGCTACAGATAGAAGAAGTAGATGGAGAATAATTTTTGAAAATAAAATGGGAAGTATCAATGAAATTTTAAATATGGACAATGATACTTTCCTTGAAATGAAAATTGCAAGAAATGAGTGGATAGAGGAGGTTAATAAGCAAAATGGCAAATGAAATGGTAATTGATATGAAGTTTAAAGGCGATAAGAGTGCTATTGATAGTGTCGATAAAGCTATTGACGAATTAGCCTCCTCCGCTAAAAAAGCTTCGAAAGAAGTAGACGGTCTTGAAAAAGAAGTTAAAGATACAGGAAAGACGAAGCCTGAACTTGAAAAAGTAAAACAAGGATTGGGTGGAGTAGGAAAAGGAGCTGAAAATGCTAAAAGTGGTGTTGACAAATTAGCTGGTGGATTTAAAAGCTTATTGTCGGCAATGCTACCAGTTTTAAGTGTTGCAGCTGTTGTTGGATTTACAAAAAAATCATTGGAAGCATTCGGAGATTTTGAAAAAGGTATGAATGCTATTTTTACTTTATTACCAAAAAAATCGGCAGAAGCCGAAAAAGAAATGGGAAAAAGAGTAAGAGGAATGGCTAAAACTTATGGAATAGAAATGAAAGATACAACAGATGCAATTTACAATGCCTTATCTGCAGGAGTAGATGAAAAAGATGTTTTTAAATTTGTCGAAACAGGGATAAAAGCAAGTAAGGCTGGAATGGCAAGTTTGAGTGATTCAACAGCTACTTTAAATACAATCATGAATAACTACAGAAATGATAGTTTAGATGTCAATAATGTATCTGACTTATTATTTGCAACAATAAAAAAAGGAGTTACTTCGTTCCCGGAACTTGCAAGTTCAATCGGAGATGTTTTGCCTTCAACTTCTGCAGCAAATGTTTCATTTCAACAGACCGCAGCGACAATGGCAACATTGACTAATACAATGGGAAAAGGGTCAACAGCTAAAGCTGGAACATCAATGAGAGCAATGTTTGAGGAGTTGAATAACTCAGGAAGTAAAACATATAAGATGTTCAAACAGTTGAACGGCGGTGTTGACTTTAAAACTTTTATGAAAAATGGTGGAAATGTATCACAGGCATTAGGAATGATTGAAAAAAAGGCACAGTCAACAGGAAAAACAGTAGCTGACATGTTTACCTCAGTTGAATCTAAAAAGGCAGTAAATATATTGACACAAAATAAAGCAACATTTGAAGAAAATTTAGAAGAATTTAAGAACGTGGCAGGAGCAACTGATGAAGCATATGCAATAATGAACAGAGGTTGGGGTGCTACAATGGACAGATTAAAAGCTGGAATGACTGACGCAATGATAGGTTTCGGAGATGCTATTGCCCCTTTAGTTGGTCTACTAGGTCAGGGATTAACAGAAGCTTTAAATTTAGTTACTCCAGCATTTGATTTATTAGGTCAAGGAATAGATGCAGTAGTAAAACCTTTGAGTGCTTTTGGCGAAGCATGGGGGTTGATAACAGGAACATCGGCAACGGCAAGTCTGGATGAAGTAACTAAGAAATTTTCAGAACTTTCCCCATTAGCTCAGGAATTAGTTCAACCGTTATCAAGTTTGAAACAAGCATTTGATGAACTGATAAATGGGGTTTTGGAAGCAATTTCTCCGGCTGTAGAAAGAGTACAGGAGTTTTTTAATTCTTTTACAGGAGGTATGGACACAGGGGATATGTTAGTAGGATTAGTAGAAGGCATCACATGGGGTGTTGAAACTATAACACCTTTACTGGAAGGATTAGGAGCATATTGGAATATGCAATTTAATGTCATGATGAATGTTGTTCAAATATTAGGAAGCTTTTTCAAAGGAGTAATGGAAGGAATGGGATTAGACACTCAAACGGTGCAACAGTTCATTTCAGATTTAGCAACAATAGGTGGAGCCGCATTCAAAGGACTTTCTTCAGCAATAAATGCCGCATGGGGTGTTATTCAACCAGTCCTTAATTTCTTAGCCGAAGCACTAGGAAAATTAATAGGATTATTGGCAAAAGTGACATTTGAGCCGTTACAAAAAGGAGCGAGCTTCTTATCAGGACTTCTAGGTGGAGGAAATAAGCCGAAAAGAGCATTAGGAGATAATAATTTTATGGGGGGAGCAACAACTATTTCAGAACAAGGAAAAGAAATGTTTGCAACTCCAAGCGGATTGATAGGAATATCTCCAAATTCAAGAAGTGAAATGGTTCTTCCAAAAGGGACACAAATTTTCTCTAATCAAAAGACTGAGAAAATTATAAATATGGCAAAAAATATATTTAACAATCAAATGCCAATGCCACAAGGTGGAAACTCATATGAAATAAGCATTCCAATAAATATTCAGCAAGTGGCACAAGATAAAATAGAAAAAATAAAAGCTTTAAGACCTATTATTACATCACTTATTGAAAATATATTGAGCGACAGGGAAAGTGATGCTGCTTACAAGTGGGGTGACATTTAGTAATGTTAGATTTAAATCAGATAAACAATCAAGTAAGTAATTACAGGGAGCAGTACAAAGGATATAAAAAAAATGTTGTAACTAACCTGAATACTTATAAAAAAAAGTACCTTGAAAAGTACAGAGAAGGGGTCTACATAAACAATATAAGACTTGACTGGTGTCAGATATCAGAAACACAAAAAGGCGATATGAAAGACAGTCCTTTAGATCCTTCAGATATTCCAAATCAAATTTCTACAAATTTAAGAATCGGAGATAAAGAACTCCGTATTGAAGCAAGATTTAATCTTGACAATTTGAAGAAAAAGGAACTTTTTGAGGAAATAAAACAGCTATTTTTAAAAAAACAAAAAATAAATATAACAACAAGTAATGAAATAATTGAAAATCTAGTGATTTTAAGTATTTCAAAGGAAATGGATAAGAATAACTATTCCTTTTCCTTGAGTGTTAGACAATTTCAAACGGCAAAAATAATGAGTACAGGCGAAGTTAAAACAGGAGAACAGACACAAGTGAATGGAACAACAACTGTAGGAACACAAGGAACTACTCCAAGTAAAGTTTCAGGGGGGTATTTGAAATGAGAATAAATTTAGACAAAAGCTTAATTCCTCTGAAATTCACTTTAAGAGTACTGGACGAGAACTTCAAACTTCATTTTAAAGAACATAAAATGCTTGTTAATGATGATGAATTAAATCCAGAATTCAAAAGCAGATTATATCTTGATATTTACAATGAAGATGATGTATTGATTTTGAAAAATGAAAAAATGGTTTTTGGAGTTCCTGTAGGACTGTACTTAAGCCGGGATAAAAATAATAATGTTAATCCTGAATTTCCTAATGCTTATATTTTCCCATTTTCAGAAGATGGAATTGAGCGTGAAGTTAATTTTGATAACTTGAACGACACTGTATTTATTGAATTTATAGAAAGAGAGTAACTTTATGACAGATAATAGATTTATAATTGGAGATTTATTTAATGAAAGTGCTTTGATTACTATAAGAACAGCTAACAAGGATATAGAAGTTCCTTATCAATATTGGGATCCTAACGACATTGAACAGGACAGAGAAATAAGAGGATATGATATATCTGTGAGTTATAAAGACAGTGAAAATAATGATTTAAGCAGTGGAGAAATAACTATTTTTAACTTAGCACAATCAGATATAGATTTGATAAGAGAAAAAGATACTATAAATGTAAAAATGGGATATGGAAAAGATATAGGAGAAGTATTTACTGGGACAATAACAGAAGTTGTACAGCTTGAATATGAATTAAAAATAAAATTTTTGGAAGCAACAAAAAGTTTTAACAATCGTGTGAGCATCGGACTGGAGCCGACTAAAGCCAGCAAAGTTATCAAGGAGATTGCGGACAGTATAGGATATGTTGTTAAAAAATGTGAACTAAAAATAGATAAAGAATATAAAGGGGGCTTTTATTTAAGCCCTTATGATGTGCCTTTAAGAAAAATTATTCAGATTGTTAATGACTGTGACAGCAAAATCAATTTGAAGTATGACGAAATATATATATATTCACAGGAAAATAACGATA